CGGTCTGCGCGCTGCCGGCAGGTGGCTATCCAGTTCGCCTGCTGGTCCGTCTGCCCGCCCATGACGAACTCCTGCACCAGCGCCTTGCCGTCCTCGAAAGGAACCACCGCCACATAGTCATGCTCGGTGTTCTTGATGAGCTGCGCCGTGCGCGGGTCGTTCACGCCCACGATGCGCTTGTGCTTCATCATGCTCGAGGACGCCGCCAGCACATGGTCGTTCAGGTCGCGCACCTGCGCCTCGACCGCAGTCAGCGGCGACAGCGGGTAGACATTGTCGGGCACCTTGTAGGCGCCGAACACCACATAGGGGCCAGTGCGCGGCCCGTAGTAGGGGCGCGGCTTGCGCACGAAGGTCGATTTGGCGTCTTCGTCGGCGTAGCCCAGGGCTTGGTTGCAGCCAAGGGTGTAGATGACGCCATTGAACCCTGCGCTTTCACCGGGGCTGTCTTCCAGCTCCGCCTCCGGCACATAAATCTCGTAGCACCAGACCTCGTCCCGATCCGGCGTACCTTCATACCCATAACCGTGTTTCCGGTTGGGGTTGTCCTGTGCGCTGAGTGACTCAATGGCGTCAATGTCCCAGCCCTGCTCGGAGTTGCTTGTCGCAAGGTCCAGCAGGTCTTCTTTGTCCATGCACCACATGTGGCCCATGAACCGCGCGCTCGCCACGCGCTCCGCCTCGGGGTCAACAAAGAATCGGCGCGGCGCGATACGCTCGCATGTCGGCCAAGTCTGCGTCTCCGCCGGCCCGAACGGCGTCTTCGTGGGGTAGGCGTACTTCTTCTTGTGGTCCGGGCGCACAAGACCCACGCCGAATCCCAGCAGCATGTCGCTCGCGAGCTCCACCAGCACCTTCCGTAGGCTGGCATCGCGAGCCCAGCGGTTCATGCCGTGTCGCAGCGCCTCGGCCACATCCTGCTGGGGGCCAGGACGGCGCGACTCGACCTGCACGCGCGGGTTATCGAACACCAGCCGGGGCACCATCAGCGAGATGTACTCGTAGTAGGTGTTCTCCGGGCTGTACTCCGCCGAGAACTCGCCGCCCTTGTCGTAGAACGGCCCGGTGTAGCGCGCCACCTTGTCCTCGTACCCCTCGAGGTGACGGTCGCGGAACTCGATGGCGGCGTTGATCTCCGCCATGAGGTTGGTGCTGGTAGTCTTGAGCATTAGTTGAACTGCTGGGCGTGGACTTCAGAGTGACTCAGCACATCGCCAAGGCTGCCCTCTGGGTAATCGGGGATCTGGATCTCCATGCTCATGTCACGGTTCCACATGAACATCGCCGCGTATCGCAGGCAGTCCACGGCGTGATCGGAGCAGGTAGGGTCAGGGCGTTCTTTGCCCGGGGCGCCGTCGCGACTGCGCGCCCAAGTGTAGCTGGAGATCTCCTCTTCCAAGCAGGTGGGCTTCTTCGCGTCTGTGCGCGCCTTGTCGCGTACTAGCGAGCTCCCACGACAGATGTAGATGCGCGGGCCGTGATCGACCTTGCTCAGGCCCCAACGGACCATGTCGATACCCGTTTTAATCGAGTTCTTCGCCCTCCGGGCGATTCGGCTGCCATCACGGCCCCGCGCAGCTCCTAGCCGGTCGTTGAAGACCTTGATGTACTCCGGCTCGCTGGGGTCGCACACCAGCGCAGACAACGGGTAGTCTTCATTCGCGGCCATGACTTGCTCCGCCCACCAGTCGCTGGTCTCGCCGGTCTTGTAGATCTCCTGCACGCGGTACATGCGCTGATCGTTGACCGCCCAGATCTGCAAGCAACCAGGGTGCCGCAAGCCTTTGTCGTAGGACCCGAAGTACCACTTCGGCTCCGGCATGTCCTCGGGGTCGATGATGTGGACCGCAGGGTCCCAATCCTCGAAGATGATGCCGTCTTCGCTGGCCCACTTGCCCTCGTACATGTTGGCGCGCCGCGTGCCGGTCAGCTTCGCGAGGACGCCGAGGACATAGTGCTCGCCGTTTTTGGTCCATGTGCCCTTTGCGTGGTCGAACCACGCAGGGTTATCTTCGTGTCGAGAGAGTAGCCGGATCCGCTTGTCGCGCTTGTGGCGATCCGGCACCTCTCGGAACCCCTGAGGGAAGTGCGTGTTCAGCCAGTGGAACTCGCCTGCGGGGTTGGTGTCGGCCACCCGCATCTGCCACGGCATCTTGAAGTTACGGTTCGCACGCGCCAACCATTCCCAAGAGTCTGATGTGATCTCCCGCGCCTCAAAGACGCAGATCACATCGTACTGTGTCGAGAATGTCTTCGACGGTTTGTCCAGACCCCCGATAACGACATGCGAACCGTTTGGATAGTGGTAGTTCTGGCGTGTGTTGCGGGCGCTGGTGCCGTGGATCGCCGGGTGTCCGGGCCACAGCACCTCGGTCTCCCACTCAACAAGCACCGATTCGGCCATCGACTCGCGCGTTTGGCGCAGCATCAGCACGCGGATGCCGGCGTAACGCTCGCAGAGGTAGTTGATCCACTCCAGCAGAGCCCGGGTTTTGCCCGTACCCGCCGGCCCCTCGAGCAATAGCTCGTTAGGCTGCAAGCTCCACAGCTCGCGCGCCGCCCCGTAGGGGGTGTATTCGTGGACAACCTCGGTCGTTTGGCTCATGTCGATAGCATGGAGCTCACATAGAAGGCTTGCGCCCAGCGGATCGTGCCGTAATCACTCGTTTCGAAGGCGAACTCGGCCATGTAACGATGACCCGCCTCGTACTTCGTGGCGTCGAACGCGAGTTGGTAGATGAAGTTGTAGCCCGTGTCATCCAGACCATCCCAATATCCATCGTTCGTCAGCGAAGCAGAGGGTGTTGCAGTCAGCAGGTTGTTGTCGAGGGCGTCACTCGCCAGATTCGCGCTGTGAACTTGGCGTCCGTTGGCGCCTGTGCCGAGGCTATCGCGCGAGATGTCGTAGACGCGGATCTGCAGCGCGTCAGGATTGGGCGATCCGGTGGTATCAATGACATCCCGAGACAGGATGACATTGTCGGGCCGTAGCACGCGCGCCACGAACCACACATCGTTGCCTTCGGTGACTTTTGCTGTGTTCATAGGTAGGTGTGGCGGTCCTCGCCGTACTAGGTCGTGCGGCGCGGACCGCCACTAGCTGTCGAAGCGATGATTTGAGGCGTCGTTGTCCGCGACCGGGCTACCCGCGAGCACGCAACGGTGTCTCCCCCCAGGGATGCACCAGCGACACGCTTACTCCAGGGCGTGCCGCCACTACGCGCGCTACCAACGGACTGCGCTTGCGTGAGCTCAAACCGACAAGAGCTCGTTGCAGGTCGCGAAACGGTGTGCGCCTGCACAATCCGCGCTCTGACAGCGTTCGAAGAGGATGCCGTATGGCGGGTCTGGGGCGCGGTAACCTGTCCTCGAGGCGTATCAGCCTGTTTGACAAGGAATGCTGGCGCCTCGAAGACGGGCTCTGCAGTAACCGGCGTGGACTGCAGCGGTAGAACGGTGATCCCGACAGCCACGCGCCCCACTTGGACGATACGGCTGATCTCGACGGTGATCAGGTTCGTATCAATCGCCACGCTGGCCGCATCGGGCCGCAGCAGCAGGGTGCCTATCGTGACGCTGACTGGCTGCGCCGCTGTAGAGACGGCGACGACGCCTACAGATTTGCTGATCGGGCCGGCGCTGATCGTGACCGGCTGCGGAGACAGCGTGACGGTCGCCGGATCTAGCGAGATGACGCGCTGATACGGGATCGGCGTCTCGATGATCTGGTTGTGCCGGAACTGCAGTCCCTGCTGGCTGATCGTGCTGTTGCCGATCACCATCATCACGACTAGCTTCTCTGCCGCGCCTCCAGTCGCCTGGGGCCTCGGGTCGATGACCTGATCGCTAGTCGTCGTGAAGTTGACGCTGTACGCGCCAATCGTGCCCAGCACAGTAAACGGCGCCGTCTCCGTGTGCGTGTAGATGACCGAGGTGCCCGGTCCACCGAACACCACGCCGGATGGCGTCTGATACCAGCCGACCTTCATCACGATGACGCTGTGAATGAACAGGCCCGCGTTCGCTGCATTCACATACAGACGCGCTGTCCAGTCACCCGCCGGCACGGTGTAGGGGTCCGTGCTCGTTATGTGCTCGATCTCACTGAGATAGACCGCGCTGGTGCTGTACGGGGTGCTTGGGATCAGCAGCCCCTTCAGCGCCGTGTTGGTGCCGGCCCCGTACTGCGTCCGCCCGATGACATTGACCGGAAGCTTGTCCGGCGGCACATCTTGGTTGAGCCACTCGAACAGCGACCCAGTGAGCTGCCACTCTGGCTCGCTGTTGCCAGAACCGTGGTAGGCGTTCGCTACGCTGAAGAACTCAGCCGTGTCAGCGACACCCGTATCCCCGATGTCGCTGATGCCTTGGATATAGAAGCTACCCGAGGTCCCGCTCAGAGCGCCGTCGTGGTTCGACAGCGCCTGATGATCGTCCAGTTGCCTGGGTGACCAGTAAGCGGTGACCGTCAGGGTATGGGCCATCAGGTCACCTGCACCACGCCTTGAGCGTTGAACTGGATCGTGATGTCGCCGCCGTTGCCCATGAAGTCCGCGCCGGCTCCAGCTAGGTCGAAGTAGATCAGCGGCACATTGTCCGAGTGATCCGCCTCACCAGCCGATCCTGTGGGCACCCAGTACACCAGCAGGCCATCCACATTCGCCGTGCCCGAAGGCAGCGCCGAGATCGTGATGTCGTCCGCGTCGAACTCTGAGCGGTTGTTCCCGTCGTCTACCGTGACCTGACGGTTCGTCAGCGACGGCTTCGAATAGCTGCCGCTGTACTCCGCAACAGCCTCCGGCGACACCACGCTCAGGACATCGTTGACCGTGTCTAAGTCGTTCGGGTTCGTGGACGAAGCGAGGTCGCCGGAGATCAGCATGACCTTGATCGTGCTGGCTCCAGCGACATCGCTGTCCCAAGTCAGGATCTGCTCGTTCGTGGCAAAGTTGCCACCGCCCAGAGCCTGCTTGAACTTGTTGAAGACAATATCGGCCATCAGTAGCCCATGCGGGCACCGCGCATGCGAGACGCCTTGGACGCCTTCTTGCGGCGAGCCGCCGTCCCTCGAGCAGCCCCGGAGGACATGCCGGTGACCTTCTTGCCAGTCTTCTTGGACGCCTTCTTAGCGGCCTTCATCCCAGCGGCGGTGTACGGGAACTTCTTCTTTCCGACTTTCGGCATGGTTCTCAGCCCTTGTTGATGTTGTCGATCAGCTTCTTGCGAGCGCCCACAGATAGGCCCTCTGCTCCAGAGATGTTCCCCGCGAGCTGGTGCAGCAGGCGGGAGTCCCCGCCCAGCACGCTGTACGGGTCCTTGAGCGCCATCTCGTAGTTGATGTAGTCGTCCTGCCGCGCGACAGCGTCTACCATCTGCCCCTGCATGCTCTCGCGCTTCGGCGTCTCCAGAGGCTGGACACCGAATGTGTCGCGGATGTACGCAGACGCGCCGGCGTTCGCAGCGCCCATTCGCATCTGACGGTACGGCGAGCTCATCGCCAGGATGTTCTGAGCCGTCAAGCCCTCTCCACCCGGCGCGCCCATCCCGTAGAGCTGGTTACCCGCACCCAGCTCCGTGAACAGATTGATCGGTACCTCAGGCATCGTCGTCGTCCCCCGATTCCAACTCCCTCAACGGCTCAACCTCCACAAGACGCGGCTCGCTGAACCCGTAACGCTTCACATGGTGCTCCGTCTCGATCTGAGCCTTCTTCACCACGGCCCCGTCAATTCGGTCCCAGATCATCTCCAGCACCTTGTGATCCCCCATACGCGCCTTGTGGACCATTCCCATCACGATCTGCTCGAGGTACTCCGGGTTGTCCGCCAGATACCTCTTCAGTGCCGTAATCAGCGACGGCCCACGCTTACCGGGTTTGGTCAACTCCAATCCGTCTTTCTCCAGCTTCGCCCACGCCTGCCCAGGCGTCAGCTTCTTAGCCGCACCCAACTCAGTCCTCCGGCCACGGGCTCTCCAGCACCGTACCCTCCGCAGGCTCCTCCTCAAGACGGAAGTCACGCGGAAGCTCCTCCTGAGCCTCCTCCGCGTCCGCCTGCACCATGATCGTCTCTGCCTGCTGCTCCAGAGCCTCCGCCTGCACCTTCGCAGTCATAGCCTCCTGCTTCAGCATCTCAGCCCTAGCACGCAACCAAGCAAGCCGCCGACGCCTCTGTGCAGGCCGCGGACCATTCGGGTCGATTTCCATGCCCACAGCTTGCCATATCCTCTCAGCACATGCTAGGGTGCCCGGGTGGTTTGGGGGGGTCTCCCTCTGCCTCTGCTTCTGCCTCTGTATATGGTTACTCCAGGCAAGGATGTTACTGCGGACCTCATGAGCCGATTGGCGTCCGCTTGGCACGGCCTCGATAACGAATACGCTTTGCAGTACAGCATGCGCGAGAGGCAAAACCCCAGAGTCTACGACGGACCCAACGGCATCATCCCACGCGCTGTCGTCGCCGCATGGGTCACTCGAGACTGGGTCTCCGACTACCGAGACCTCTCCGCCGAAGAAGGCCACCTCACCCTCACCGCCGAAGGCAAGCTCATCGTCTGGGCCTTCAACGGTGACTAGAAGGTGCTGGGGCGCCCCGGACCAGGGGCAAGGCCCGTGTTAGGTGTGTTAGAGGTCTAGTCAGGTATAGGGCTGAAGAGAACTCGCACGCTCTTCGGACGCCCCAGCGCAATCAGCATAACCACATGGGAACCCATATGGGAACCCGCTCTGCAGGAGCTCTGCATACGCTCTGCATGTGCTGAACAAGTGGTGAACAAAAGCTGAGCACAAGCAGGGGATGGGACCCGGGGGAGTCTTGTGTCTGGGTCGGTGTGATTATGATGGTACCGCGCGATTCGGGCATCGGAGGGTGGGGGCCGGGGTGGGGGTGGCCGTATCCCCGCGCGCCGCGCCGGCGCACCCGCACGCACGAAGCTAGAGCCCTCGAGCCTAACAGCCGCCGAACCTAACGGGCACCGAACCCGCCACGCCCCCGGGCTCCACCTACGCGCGCCGCACGCGGCCAGGCGCACGCACGGGATTAGAGCCAGGCTCACCACGCTCGTTGCCGCCGACGCCCCCGTTCGCTGGCGCTAGCACCGCGCGACACGCGCGCGCCCCCGCACCCGTAGAGATTGCACGCGCGGTTCCTCTTGGCCGGGGATGGCGCATCGGACCCCGGGGGCCAGCACCCGCCAGCACCTGCCCAGCACCTGCAGCGGGGCAACCCGGGAGCGTGCCGACGCCAGCCCCCACCCCCCCCTAGACCGCAGCTCGCCGGGATCCTCGGATTCCGCGG